GTGGATCCAGATATGAAAAAGGGTAAGGATCCAAAGAAAAAGAAAAAGCGGGGGACTGATGCTAAAATCTCTAAGTGATACCGGGCATTGCCCCCAGTGCCATATAAAAGTAGTGAAGCCTGATCGTGATCATCCGAACAGGTTATTTTATGCTGTAAAGTCCATGATGATAGATCGTGATAATGGAACCGTGATTGCCCGCTGCAGTAAATGCAAAACTGAACTGCAGATGCCAGCGGTGCTTTTACCACGAAAACTGAAGATCTGAGGATCCTATTATGCAATTTAGATTATTCACGCTTTTTAAGGGCTCCCAGAGCCAAGTGAAGCAGCACATGAGGCAAGGCAAGGTAGTAGCTGCCCATGCTCGTACAAACACCAGAACAGCCACTGTGGACGATATGAAGTGGATCCAGAAGCAGATCGAAGGCAATACCGGGCTTCTGATAAAAATTGGTAAGGAAGTAGCTGCTTCTCATGGACTCCCCCAGCAGTTTTATCAGGGTAAGCCCACAGGGGATCTGGAAGATGTAGTAGCTGAAGGCAGGCATGGTATGATCATAGGTGCTATGGAAGCCATGAATGCCGGGAAAAAGAAAGATGATATCAAAGCCCAGATGAGATCCAGAGCCCGGCAAAGGATGCGGGATGTAGCCAAAAAGCTCATGGGTGCTGTAGATCTGCCTCACCAAGTAACCCGGGATCTGGCTATTCTGGTTCAGGCAAAAGAACGATTTAGACAAACCCACGATGGACGTGAACCAGCTATCTCAGATCTGAGCAAGATCGTAGTTCTGGATCACAGGGATCGCAATGGGAATAAGAAACGATTGAACCCAGAGCAAACGATTGATAGGATCCACGATCTGGAGCAGTGGGCAAAGTTCCAGCAGCCTGAAGATCTGGATACTGCTGAAGAGCTCAATCCATATTCTGATGAAGCGGATGTAGATTTCTGGAACCGCTGGGATATCAGGCAAAGGGAGCTCAGGGATATTACTCACCAGACTCTGAATAAAATGGTGAAGGATGGAGATCTATCCATAGGTGAAAAGAATGTTATGTTCTGGAGATTTTACGTTGACAAACCAGAAGAGCATCACAATGAACGTACCAGAACCTTTGATCAGATCGCCCGGCTATTCGATGCAAATCAGGGGCTGAAGAAAATTGATCGCAGGAAACAGGTAGGGGATCAATATAGATTTACTCCCACGAAAAAGATCCGGACAGTGGTTCCCGTAAACGATCCCAAAAACCCCCGGAAGAAATCTGAAGTAGTTTACACCTATGAGCCATTCAAGGATCCAGTGACTGCCAAGATATCCAAGATCAATAAGGATAATTTTATAGTTGCCAGAGGTAAGAAATCATGGGAGATTCCCGGCAAGCCCCCAGAGGTATCTGCAGGAACCACAAAGCAGGACGTTCAGAGGCTTTATGAATCCGGTGTAGCGAAGATCCAAAAGGATCCTGATGCACCAGCTATCCTGAAGGAAGCTCTGGATAGACTTGAAAAATCAATGGATCTGGATGAACAGATCTTCAGCGTATTTGAAAAGGGAATGCTGGAGCAGCAGCAGAAACCCAAAAGGATAAGAATTGTGATACCACGTAGGCTTCCCAAGCCTGCAGCCTTCCTCTGATTGGTTAAGGTGTCACTTTCACCCGCCCCGGGACTGGCATCCCCCGGGGCTTTTTTATTGACAGGAAGCATTCCTGTGGTTTAAATTGAATCACTTAGGAAAATGTTAAATCAGAAACAACAGAAAAGGAGAGCAAGATGAAACGAGAATGCCATCTTTGCGCTATCACTATGATCATGATTGCAATGATCAGCTTTGCCTTTGCGGGTCAAACTCCTGTGGTAGCTCAGTCCGATTCTAAGGATGTAATGTTCACATCTTCAGAGTACGGCGCACCCTTCAGCATGGATCAGAGTATCGATTATGTTGTGGTGCAACCCAGCTTCTATGAAATCGAACAAACCAATGTCACGGAGCCAGTAGAGCTTCAAGGTCATGCAGATATAGGGACTGATGGGATCATAACGATCAACTGCCATGAGTGTGTCTGAAGGTGTCCCCTGTATGCTGGTGAGCGGAAGCCACAAATATATTATGATAAACAAAAGCGAAAACTCTGATAAATTGATCAGTGATGCTATGACAAGTAACCGATTTCAGCTACCAGAGACTTAGAGCATAACCCAGATCTAACCATAATTAAAAAGCCCTATCTTACCGTAGGGCTTTTTTTGTACCCAGAAACGGAGCTATTACACTTCCCCCAAGTGTAACAATATCCCATTTGGACAAATCACTTATGTTAAATGTATAGTAAGGGTGAGAGAATAACCAAATAATCAAAGGGGATTATCATGGAAAAAGATATCAGCATCATTCAACATTTTGAAGGCAGCACTCTGGATACTTACCCAGAGCTCACAGAAGTAACAATCTCAATACACGATCCAGACTTTGTAAAAAGGTTCTGGAGCGAATTAGTACCGATCGTGAGAACAGAAACTGAGCAGATCCCTACAGCAGCGATCTGGGAAAAAGGTGACTGGGTAGCACGTAGATTTTCTGGGATCAAATTTCCACTGATTGAAAAGTGGCTCAGAGAGAACGGATACCAGTATGACAATTATAATTATTCAGTAAAGGATTAATCATGAGTACATGGACAGCAGATCAGCAGATAGCATGTTATGGAGTTACGGAAGAAAGTTTGAATGCACAGGTTCTGGATGCGATGCATCCCTTTGAAGGATCTGAGGGAGATACACTTTTCCTGCAGAGCCCAGCACAGGTAGTAACCAGTATGCTCAGTGATGTTCAGGAACTGATTGCCCGGGGTGAGAGTGAAACAGCAAGGCAGCGTTTGAACTGTGCAAAGCATGTGATCATAGAGAAGATCCATATCCCAGAGCGGGAAGCTGAACGGGCTGGGGTAGCGTAGTGGTTCACAATGTCTTTTGTGTGCCTTGTGAGACGATCACAGCACAGGAAGTAGATCCGGGTATGGGTGAGCATCACTGCCCGGAATGTGGAACGTATAGAGCCTTTTCAGAATTCAATTATGAAACAATGGAATGGGAGATCCCAGCAGGGACAGGATCCAAGCTGATCGATGGAGCTCTCTTCCATAAGCTGAATGGGAATGTTCAGGGTGAGGCGTAGGTTATTACATCGCTCTGAAGTGTAATTTTATCCCGTCTGGACAAACCGGGATTGTTAAATGTATAGTAAGGGTGAAGGCAGGGCAATCAGCCCAGCCATAAACATAAAATGTTAGGGGATTAACATGAACTTTATCAAAAAGAATTTCAGGCGTGGACAGTGGACAGAGTATGATAGAAATGATGGCAAGTATGGAACCTTTGTAGCACGTTTTAAATATCTCAAAGGGAAGCACATCACTCACTTTATTAATTTTCTGGTAAACAACTTTACTCAGGAAGAGTATTTTGGACTAATGGAACTCCGCTTCGCTCCCGCTACTATACTGGAAATGAAGGGCTACATTCCGCTGGTTTATTCTCTCCATAACGAACCCAAAAGATGCTGGGAAAAATTCAGCGATGCAGATCTGGTGAAGATCCGCACAATCATCCCTGAGTTCCAGAACGGTGCATTCCTTCCTAAGCAGGAAGGGCGAAAATGGATCAGTAGCAGTGAACATATTTATGTATCAATGACTCCAGTGCAAGAGAAGCAGGATGAAGAGTATCAAGCTAAAAGGGCAGCATTGATAGCAGAAATGGCTTAATAATCCCCCAATGGTTAGGGGAAGGGCATTGGATCCTTCCCCTCAGAGTTCGATTCTCTGGGTGTGGAACTACTTAAACTGAAACCTAAAATAAGGGGATTACCTTATGAAATTGAACTACTGCCAGCCTCTGCTGGTTTCCGCTTCTGATGCAGAGATCCAGATCATGGATGCTCACAAGGATCAGGCTGGATCTGGAGCCTTCACCTATGCTGAACTCAGGCTTACTTTTAACTGGGTTACTGCTTTAGCAGGCATGGAAAACTGGAAGGATCGGATCCACTTTATTGCTTCCAATAACAAGATTAAAGCTGATAATCTCACTGAGGATTTGATTGCAGCAGCTATCTCTTATTTCACTGGATCTGATGCTAAGATCTATCACGATACCCACGATCAGATCAGGGTATCTGCTGATGGCTACTTTGTGGCTGTAGGCGCATAACTTTCTTATTATGGCTAAAGGGGGATCTCAGGATCCCCCGGGGAGTTCAATTCTCTCATAGGGAACTAAGGATGGGGAAGAGTAACGTAAGCTCTCCCAGAATGAACCAGATCGCACTAAAACCCGTATGAGGATGTGATGCTAAAGCGATCCTGTAGGCTGTATGGCTATTGCAGGCGGATCTTGAATCCAGTAGGCTGAAGTCCAATAGATGGCGGTGATAGGCTCCCCCCGGGGAGAGTACCAAAATGATGTTTGAAGGACGTGCAATCTGTATGGTGGCTGAAGATCTCACTTGTGGGATTTCCTTTGATTAGGGCTGTATCCCTGAGATAACCCGGGAGTAAAGCAGAGCAGTATGCCAGAGTAGCAGGAACGGACTGGAGTTCACTGGGGTAGTTGATACCGCACCCCCATCCTTTTAATTTTAAATATAACGAAGGGACAAATATGGCACATGAAGCTAAAAGGCAGCAGTGGATTCGGAAGTACATCGAAGAGCATCTATCTGCCTCAGTAGTGGATGCTGCATTCCATGATGGCTATGATGCAGCTTTCCCCGGGTATGCCCGGAACCTGAAGCTCTGGGGAGCAAGTCCAGTTTATCAGGCTCAGAGAGATCTGGCAATGCTGGAATCATGCGGAATATTAGAACGTAACAGGCAAAGTCTTGGTGGATCCGGTTTAACCGGGCAAGGCTTTCCAAACTGGTTCTGGGATTATTCGATCCCAGCCATAAAGTAAATATGAATGATATTAACAGCAAAAGTGAGGATGAAGATGCCAAGATCTAAACAGAATAATGATGGAACGATCACTGTCATGGATGGCGATCGTAATAGGGACTTCCATTATCTCCATATCATCCCAGATGAAAACGGATTCGATGTAAAGGGCTATGATGAATATCCAAAGGGATCTGTTCTGGAAGGTCAAACCCGGATCAATTTTCTGGATCATTTTGATACCTTAGAAGAGGCTGAAGCAATCTACCCTCATGCTGCTATGAGTAATCAGATGCTGGAGCCTGTGAACACTTTTGATCACCTACCAGATACCCCAGACGATGGGTATTATTGTAAGAGCCCAGACGATTATTAATGGATGGGCGAAGGCTTATATGGGATCCACAGTCTGAAGAGTATTACACTGCTGCAGAAGTCAAGCGGATTCTGGTTTACTACCAGAGCAGATGCTTGGAACGGGGTATTCCCCCACTGGCAGGAACTACGAAGGACGTGGATCCAAAGAATATCAGTGAGATCGTAGAGGAAGCCCGGATCTTTTCCGGAACTTCAGTTATGTAATTTCGGAGCGAATGCACAAATAGGGTGCATATCCCTTTTCCTGCACCCCCCCCAGCGGGACAGGATAGCCCGGGTTCGATCCCCGGGATTCGCACTATTTAACGGAAGGAAAATCATGAAGGATGAAATCAGGATCCAGCGGATCCGTGAAAAGCTCAGTAAGTCAGAGAAGATCTTTTTAGATGATATACTGCAGCAGATGGATAGGCTCAGATCTCAGGTAGAAACCCAGCAGGATCTGAAAGCACCGATCAAAGCACTGGCTGAAAAAGCAGGATTCATTGTAAAACACCATTAGCCCGGTTAGCTTATTACAATCCTCACAACTGTAATAATATCCCATCTGGACAAATGGGATCTGTTAAATGTATAGTAGGGGTGAGAGAACGAACAATTAATTAACCGGAAGGGATTTACTTATGAGTTTATTTGGTGGTGGAAACGCAACATTAGCACAGATCAATGAAGTACCTATGCCAGTCCAGACTGATACATATCAGCCTGTTAGTCATTTAAAGCTGGTTCAGACAGTTCAGGAAATCACTCAGGACGTGCTTCCTGTAGAGCTCCAGAAAGCAGAATACAAGCTGGCATCTGATGGGCAGCATCTTTTTGCTCACATGCGCTTTAAAGCCCTTATGGGCTTCTCTGATGCAGCGGGAATGGGAATGAGTGTAGGTATCGTGAACAGCTATAACAAACGTCTGAAAGTTCAGATCGCTTCAGGTGCTGAAGTAATGGTATGCTCAAATCTTATGGTAACTGGAGATATCCACTTCATGCGGAAACATACTGGAACGGTATGGGAAGATATCGCTGCTGCAGTAGCAGCTAACATTGCCACTTCTGAAGAGCGTTTCGATGCTGCAGTGATCGCCCGGAATACTCTATCTGATCGTGAGCTCAGTGATGCTGAAGCCCATTCAATCGTGGGCAGGCTGTATGGTGAGCACATGCTTACAAACCCCATGATCAGCAAGGTTCGTGATCAGTGGATCACTCCAGATCATGAAGAGTTCCAGCCCCGTACCCAGTGGAGCCTTTACAATGCTGTCACTGAAGCCTACAAACTTGCACAGCCCGGCGATGCCCTTCAGCGGTATCAGAGGCTTCACAATTTCTTCATGGATACTGCAGAGGATGGATTCAATCTGAGTAACATGAACTAAACCCTGAAACGGGGGGAGACTATGAGGATGCCAGTCTCCCCCTTTATTTGATTGTACCAAATGGGAGAACATTTTATGAAACATTTTATTTTTGTATTTACGATCGGAACCAATCTGGAATGGTCTGGGGATAAGCCCGGTGCATTGATTGATCGTGGAGTTAATCCAGATGAACGTGCTAAGATCCGGAACTGGATGGAAGCAGCACAGCCCGGTAGTTTTTTGAAGTGTATCGGTGGCATGGCTGTTTGCTCTGGGGACGATGGGAAGGAAGATGGAGTACCCAAGCAGATCCTGCTGAACATTGAGGACGGGAACCACAAATCCACAGCAAAATCGATCGCATTTTTCAGAGGGAACCGGAAGCTGGTTTCCCCCGTGAATTCCGTGGAAATCATCTGGGATGGCAATGGCGATTTTAAGACAGTCGTAACTGCTCAGGAAGGCTCTACAATGTCACTATCAGGCTTTGCTATTGATGGCAATGGCGATGCCTGTGAAGGTCTGGGATGGCTTCTCAATTATTTGGGGATCCGCTTCCATGAGGATACGATCCTGAAGGCTAATCCAGATGCTGCAGGATCCTTTGCATGGCTTACCCCCAGAATGACAGCAGATGCCATTGAGATCTACCCAGACAACTATTCGCTGGAAGCAGGCAGATGGCGTGGGATCGTGAATATCCAGCGTATAAGGGGAACTATTCTGATCAGAAGCTATCCAGATCCCTCTGGGCAAAGTTTCTTTGATGATCCCGGTGAACTCTGTGAGGCTATCCTGAACGATTGCAAACTGCTCGGAGTAGAGTGGAGTGCGGATCCCCGGATCCAGATTGCTCAGGCTGCAGATCCAAGAGAGCATGATGCTGTGAGAATTAATTGCTCAGAACGGATTGGATGGAATTATGAATAAAGGGCGGGATGTAAATAGGAGTAGAGATCTGGATAAATACCAGAAGTATCATCGCCCAGATCTGCTGAAGTCGGTGGGATCCATGACAGCTACTGAAGTAGTGGTAGCTGAACATGAGATCCGGATGAAGGCTCCAGTGAGGCATTGCTGGTGGTGTGGTAAGGTTCTAAAGAAGAGATCCTACCGGGTGAACTCAGAGAATGAATTGAAGCTCAGTCTGGTAGCTTATGGCTGGAGAGATTCAGGCTTCTGGTGCTCCCCCGTGTGCATTGCCAATCATGCCCCCCAGCTTGGATCCACAATGGCGAAGATCTCCAGATCCAGCATATTTACAAATGATGGATATGATCTCTCCAAAAGATCCATAAATTATAAACGTGAAGTATTCCCGGCTTAGTTCCCCGGGAAGTTAATCCCCCTAAGCCCTTCAGGATTTTTCTGAGGGGCTTTTTTTTATCCCCCTGTTACATCCCCCCAAGCTGCATTCCTGCAGCACTTTCCCCAACATGCTATGCCAAATATGGCGTATCGCCATATTTGTCCCTTCACCCTTGTTTTACTATTCCCCCAGATTTAACTTTGTTTCGATTGCTGTTAGGCATTAGACGGAATTCAAAGAATTCAGGAGGTCAAAGCCCAGCCCGTTAAGGCTGGGCTTTTTCTATTTTATGGACAATGAACAAAAAGTAAAACCAGATTTTATTCTCTTAGGGCAAGTTAGCTTGTCCAAATCCATTGAATCTGCAGCAGCAGTTTCAGAGGGAAAAGCACCACGTAGATTGCTGTATGGTGAGATCACAAATACATCCCCAGATGAAGAGGGTGAAACCCTATTATCAAAATCTCTGGACTGGAGTTATTTCGATACTAATGGCTGGATCAAATATGAGCACGTAGCTGCAGATCCAGAATACATCATTGGATGCCCCCACGATCGCAAATCTACCCCCGGTGGTGGAATGCTTGTGAAGGGTGCTTTATTTAACAATAAAAAATATTCTGATAAAACTTGGGAACTGATCACTGCTCTGGAAGAGCATAACCGTGAATTCCCTGAGAACCAGAGAACGCTGGGCTGGAGCATTGAAGGTCATTACACTGATGGCAAGGCAGGACGTGGTGGAATACGGAAAGCTAAAGTTATTAATGTTGTGATCACTCCAAACCCCGTGAATAAATCTACCTATCTCCAGAAGATGGAAGAGAACAATGCCATCTTTGCTAAATCCATCATGGGTATCGATATAGATGCCCGGGAAGCCGAATTAATAAAGGCAATGGAAGTGGGTGATCCTGCTACCAACATCCCAGATAAAACTGGAGTGGATGCGATCGCAGGAGATAACATCGATACCAAAATCAAGCAGACTGCTGAAGAGATTGAGCAGACTGAAGATGATAAGAAAAAAAAGCGGAAAAAGAAAACCGCTGTTTCAAAATCACAGGAGATTGAAATGAAAGTATTTGAAAATGAAGCTGCAGCTTTAGCTCACTTCAAAAATCAGGGTGTTACTGATGAAGATCAGGCAAAAAACCTGATTAAGTCTCTGGGCATCACGTATGAGCCAGAGGCTGAACCAGATCCAGAACCTGTAGTAGTGGAAAAATCCATGCTAAAAGGTCTTGGTGAGAAAATTGATGCTCTAAAAAAAGCAATTACTCCAGCAGCCAAGCCTGCTGATGAACCTGAAGCTCTCCCTGTAGTAGAGGGCGAAGAGGGTGATTATATCGATGCTGCTCCCATGCTGCTCAATATTGAGAAGAGCGTGAACGGTCTTGCTCAGGCAATTCAGGAAAAGATCGGTTATGATTACGAACGTGATGCTGAATTCGCAAAAGCCTTTGGTGAGGTGGATGGTATTCGCACTGAACTGGGTGCTCTATTGAAGAGCGTTCAATCTGCAGTCACTGTAGGCGAAGGGGAGAAAGCTATCTCCCTATCTAAAGCTGTTACGATCCTCATGAAATCCCGTCCGGGTGCTCAGGTAGATCTTGAGGCTTTGACGGTCGCTGGTGAAGGCGGTAGTGACGGTGGTGGCAAACCTGAATTCAAAAAGAACTGGGCTGAACTTCAGACTACTCTTCAGAAGGGTATCGATGCTAAAAAGATCGATAACCGGGAGAGATCAATAGCTGAAAATCACTTCAGAACTGGTGAGTTTGAGACTGTCCAGACCGTTCTGGACAAGTGCGAATAGTCCTTTTTAACTATTCCTATTTTTAATAAACACTCTATTCATTAGGAGAAAACAATGAATTTTCTGCTCGACAAATCGTTTGATCAGATTGTAGAGATGAACAAATCCATGATGGATTCAGGCGCAATGCGAATTACCCCCAATGGTATTAGCAAAGCCTTTTCCGCTGGTGAAGGTACTGGATCAGATATGACCGATCTGGATACTCTAACTGGTGGACGTGCCATCACGATTGAGAACATCGATACAGATCTTAAAACAACTGCTGAATCCCGCAATAACTTGGTATGGTTCAACTTGCTCCGCAAGAAACCCATCCATGCTGTTCTGGATCAGTGGATGGTACTTTCCGATCACGGAACTAATGCTGCACAACGTCACTCATTTGGTAAATTCCGAACTGAGGGAGCATTTCCAAAGGCTTCTGATGTGACTTTGGAACGCAAAGTGGACTCCACAAAGTTCATCCGTGATATGCGTGATTTAACCCACGTAGCTGAGACTGTCAGAACAATGGCAGAGAAGCACCAGATTATCAATAACGCTGCTGCCATTACAATTCTGGAAGCAATGGAATTGGCTACCGTTTTCGGTAACAGTGATCTGATGCCTACTCAGTATGATGGACTCTACAAACAGATTCTGGATGCATATAACGCTGGCTTTACTGATGCCATCGTGGATTGCCGTGCCACTGGATCTGCCTCTTATTCTCAGGGTGATCAAATCTCTGAAGAAAAATTGGACGTGGGTGCTGAACGAATCTTGAATAACTATGGTGTAGCTACAGATATGGTTATGCCCACGAAGATCAAATCAGATCTGAATAAGATCTTACCTGTATCTCGCCGTGTAAACCTTCCTGCTGCTCAGGCTGCTGGAGCCCAGAACATGCTGCTTGGTCAACCTGCAGCCGGGTTCTATAGTGACTTTGCATACCAGTGGGGCGGTGGTGATCCTCACTTCAAATTCCGTTCATCTATTGATACCTTTTTCCCATCCGGTGAATCTGCTGGAATGTTAGCCCCCGCTGCTGACTTCCCAAGTGCAACTGATGCACCAGCCCAGCCTACAACTGCACCTACTGCAGTCGTGGCTGTGGATGCTGCCAGCAAATTCGGTGCTGGTGATGCTGGAGATTATTGGTACAAGGTTTCCGCTGTAGATGCTGATGGAATCTCAGTTTCTGTAGCTACCGCTGCTGCTGTTTCAGTAGCTGCTGGTGAAAAGGTTACTCTTACTGTTACCTGTAATGATTCAACTATTTCCGGGTTATCAATTTATCGTAGTGCCATGAATGCTGCTACCGCTGCTGATTGCAGATGGATCGCTGATGTAGCAATCACGAACGCTGTGAGCACGAACGCTGTGGTAGATCTTAACCTTATCCTTCCCGGGACTTCAGTGGCTATCCTGATCTCTAATGCAGCAGAGACTGATGCACTTGATTATCGCCAGCTTATGCCCTTCCTGAGAATGGAACTCCCCTTTGGTCTTAATGGCATCGTGGGATATCCATACTTGTATATGCTTTATGCATATTTGAGGATCCAAAAGCTCAGAAATACCCGTGTTGGTGGTACATATCATGTCATGTACACAAATGTACGATGGAGTGAATCCACTTTTAACGGCGCAGCAGCCTAAGAAAGCTGATTCAATCTCTTGAAAATGTTGGTGGGATCTCTCGGGATCCCACCAACCTTTTACGGAAACTTTGAATTTTTACATAGGGAACGGTAATCATGAAAATCTTAAAAGCACCTAACAAAAACACAGTGGATCGCCAAAGTTCAGCAGGAATAGTATCTTTTGTTGAAGGTATTGCTACCAAGTTCACAGCAGGACAGGAAGAACATTTTACGCTAAATATGCCCGGATACTCTGTAGAAGAGATCCCTGATCCCCCCAAACCTACCAATGCAGCCTCTAAAGCTGCCTCAGTCAAATCTGAGACGGTTCAAGCACCTAACCCAGATGCAGATACCAGTGAAACCCCTGAAGGCGGATCTGATGGATCTGAGAGCTCTGGAACTGGTACTGAAGAATCTGGTACTACTGGTGGATCTGGTGAGGGCAATAATAAAGATCTCGGAGAGCACTTTGAAAATGCTCCTGATGGATCCCTGAAAGTAGAACTACCTGTGAGCAAGTCCGGTAAGGAAAAGGATATCGTACCCTTTTGTAAAACATACGGTATCGATCCTGAAGGGACAGCAAAAGAACTTTTATTACGGATTTATGCGGATCCCCGCTTTGAAAAGTAGAACAAAATGCAAAAATTGTTTCTCGGGAGAACTAATCGGGTCTATCTGGATACCGAAGAGACGATCGATGCTGCAACTTTCTCACTTGTCACTACAACCGGATCCTATGTAAAGGATTCCAGTGAAGCTGATGTACAAGAGAAAACTTGCATACTCGATAGCTCCAATGGGAAGTATTACTACGATTTAATCCTCAGTAGTAGTGCCGTTCCAGATGATTGTTTCATTTATTGGGCTGCTACGCAGTCCACTATTGCTGTTAGTCTGGAACCCAAATATTCACCAGAAGATGCAGTAATTACAGAAGCGATCCAAACGGATCGCTTGCTGGTTTCAGTTACTTATGTCATGGATCAATACCTACGTGGTATCTCTGAGGCTGAAATAGAAGCCACGTTCTCCGGATTATCTTATCGTGATACGATCAGGGAGCAGATCCAATCTGCTACCCAGCATTTGGAAACAAAAACAAAACTATTCTTTTCCCCCACTACAGTCGTGGAAACCCATGATTATCTCATGGATCCTATTCCAGAAAAATTCTGGACTCAGTACCTTCATGAATTCCCGGTAGTATCAATCACAACTATGGAATTAAAGCTAAACCAAACACTGGTAGCTACTATTCCCGCTGAATGGATCGTGATTGGAAATGCTAAGGAAGGGCTGCTGAAGGTAGTTCCATACGCTGGGGGGATCTCTGGATTCGCATTCCGGATGATCGCTCAGGGCGGAATGGGGATAGCTTTGGTTCTGGGTGAAGCAAATCACATCCCAGACTTTTTCCATATAACGTATGAAGCCGGGCTGGACTGGGACAATCTCCCAGCAAACTTGAAAAGGAACTTCCGGACAGCCATTGCCCGGCGGGTAGCATTACAAATGCTTCCTAATCTGGACGTTCATAGAGGTATTTCATCTGAAACTCGATCTGTAGATGGAGCAAGCACTTCCAAGAGCTATACTTCCTCTGCTACGTTCGGTGAGCATTCTGCTGCTTTGGAAGAGTATAAGAAGCAGGAAACTGACTGGATCGATGCGACAAAGGGAAAATACTTAAAGAGATTAACCGTAGATGGTTTTCATTAAAAGGAGACGATACCATGTCACAAAACCAAGTCTATCAGCTTAACCATGCCATGCCGATCTTTGGTAAGATCCGGTTCGGTAGAATTCTATTGCAGATTATCTCACTGATAAATGCGTTTAGAAGTTATTTCGTAGGAGAAACCAAACTGCTTTCAGGTGTCCCCGGGATGCAGGAAGGAACTGGCACTACAACTAAATCCCGCATGAATGCAGCTATTCGCTTCATGATTGGCGGGCAACACTATTATGCCCCTGCTGCAGAATCAGTATTGGCAAGTGCTGCAAACGATATCACAGCAACCAAGTTCGGAGCGTGGAGATTCCAGATTAGTAAACTGGGTGTAATCACCAATGATGCTGCAGATGAGACTGGTGATATGGCTTATGAATCAGCAGAACTCGCTTTGCTGGCTCTATGCAATCAGCCACTGACTGCAAACACTCTGGTAATCGGATATCTGGTTATTGAAGCTGCTGCTGGTGGTTTCACGATCGGTACTAATTTACCTGTTACATCTGATGCACAGGTAACAGCAGCCACGTACTACGATGAACTGGGTGATTCTGGGATCATAGATCCAGCTACCATTGCTGTGAGTGCTACCCCGGAAGAGTTCGCCATCGGTGCATCCACAGTGAAGGTAAACGGATTAGAGTTAGCAGAAGTCGCTGCTGATGCCTCGTTCCCTTTTGCTCTGGCTGATACTGTCACTACTCTGAAATTTGGTGGATGGCTGATCGTAACAAATCTGGCTGGAACTGCCCATTTGATTATCAGTGCTGATGGAGATCCAACAGCATCACTGCAGGCTTATGCAGACTTCGCTGCCACTAAAACCGCTCTGGATGCTCTTGAAGCAGCTATGTGCGGTCGCTTTGTAGTTCTGGGAAGATTCTATCTCCAGAATGGTGCGAAAGCTCCGTGGACTGCCAAAACAGATGATATCGTGGATGGAAGTGATATCGTGGATGGCACATTCCGCAAAAATGCAGCTTACACCGGGATCCAGCGATTAAGTGCTGAAACCTCAGTAGATACAATCAGCGGAAGCGTATCCAGCTAAACCCTGAATGTTTGAGATTACTGCACAAGTCGATACCCGGCTTCTTAATGATGTAATTTATGCATTAGAGGCAATGGGTGAAGATCGTCTCCCTTCCACGGCGAAAGCCGTTCAGGATGCAACCTATGCGATTCAGCAGGCATGGATAGATAATTCCAAAGGGGCATTTAAGCGCAAAAGTGGAGCGTATATCGCAGCCATTGAAAGCGGTGCTCAGTACCCCTACGCTGGAGATATCTTTAGGGGGGCAGTAGTAAATACTGCCCCTCATGCTTCTGCTATTGAGTATGGAACCCGGGCGTGGGATATGAAGAAAATGCTTCATACTTCCAGCAAAGCCCGGAGATCCAAAAAAGGGAAGCTCTATATGATCATCCCCTTCAGGCATGGAACCCCGGGATCTGTTTCTCTCCCGGCTATGCCAAAGGCGGTTTATGTAGGAGCCAGAAAACTCACTACCAGCAGGCTTACTGGAACGAAGCAAGTGGATAACCAGTTCGGAAATCCCATCACAAAAGGGAAATTCAAATTTGGAACCAGACTGAATTCTAATGTAGGCATCCGTACCAAAACCCTATCAAATCAGCAGGCAAGGCAGGCTGGAGTAAAACCGGGTTATCATTACACTTGGAAAGCAAGCCCCTATAAGGGCATGGTTAAGTTCCCCCGCCATTCATCCGCTGGTGGATCTCAGTACATGACTTTCAGGATCATGCATGAGGATTCCAAAGGCTGGATCCATCCCGGGACACAACCGTATCACCTTGCCCAGAGAACTGCTGCCCAAATGACTCCCCATGTAGTCAATATGATTAATTCGGGATTCAATGATGATCTTAGAATGCTAATGCCGGGGGCAAAATGACAGATATCAGCTTAACATAGCGAGGAAATTATTATGAGTTTAAGAAAAATGAAAACAGACGTACTGCTTTTGCCCGTAGCGGACACAGAATACCCCTACGAATTTCCTGACAATGTTGAGCGTTTCAGAATTCAACTGCGAGATCCTTCCATTGCCTGGAGAATGAATGAATTAAGTGGAGTGGTTGCGTCTCCGGGTGCGAATGATAAATATATAAACTTCCCCGCTGATAGCGTGTGGGAAGAAGACCTGCTGGACCAGCCGGAGACGAAGACCTTTTACTTCGCTTCACCAGGCACTTCTATGGTGCTTGAAATCATGTTCTGGACAGGCATCATAAGGAGATCGTAATTATGGGCATTGTAAAAAGACGGATAACGATGATCGAATGGGTGCCTTATGATGGAGATGGTGCCATTGTACTCGGAGACGCTGCAGGTGTAAATAAAACACGTGTCCAAAACGTGAACCGTGTTGATGTAAAGACTGTGGACTCACTTGGTAATTTCTGGGTTGCGGGTGGGATCTCAGCCGGTGGTGTTGGAATGTTATTGACAGAGCAGGCTGTAAAGCCTGGTACTCCTGCCGCTGGATCTGGCCGAGTCTATAGCAAAACAGATGGTAAAGTATATTATGAGAATTCCGCTGGTAGAGAGTTTTTGCTGAGTGATGCTGGTGGCCTGCCAATGGCCGATTATGTAATCGACGATGCAGGAGATACGAGTGCTGCCCTCACAGCTACAGTTGATGCATCTTCAGGTGTCTCAGTTACATGTACCTTTGCCGGTGTATCAAATACGATTGGTGATCCGACAGGAATAACAGCGAACCGCAAGTTCTGGGTTATGAACCTTGCATCAAGCACTGAGAACGCAACCTTTAACGGGATCGTAATCGAACCCGGCCACATCCAAGGGTTCCAGTGGGATGGAGCAGCATGGGGCCAATTAGCTTCCGTTGATGCAGCCAATATTACCTATATAGCGAATGGCTATGTTACAGCGAATAATGCTCAAGCTGCTTTTGATGGCTTTATGCCAGCAGCAGTTAAAGTTGCTGAAGCAAATAGAGCATTAGTCCCTGATGCTGATTTAGATGTAAGTAATCTTAGAAATGTGGATATAACTGGTATATTTACAATAGTAAATAATGTCTGGAAACGAGCAGTAGATTTCGCAGGTACAGGCTTTGTCAATATGTTCAAAATCAATGCTTCTGATGAGATAGAGGTAGGAGCAAAATTAAATGGCACTTCCGCTAACTTTACTGGTAATCTTGTGGTCGCTGGCGGAATCTCAGCAGCTCCCTATTACGGTGTTACATGGAATGAGACAACCGATGTATATGCCAGAACCGGGGCTCTATCCGGCGAGGCTATCGGAGCATCACCATCGGCATTTATGCCTATTCAGGAAGCCATGAAACGCTGCGTTCTGGATGACTCCGGAAACGTGCTCTACTTTCTCGATCCCGATGACAGTACACTAAAAGACAATGGCCAGCCAGCAACCATCACGGATCAATCGCATGGTCAGGTCATGGTCCAGATCCCTAAATTCTGGTACAAGTACAGTTATTCAGCTCCATCGCATACCTGGGAAATCGCATCACAACCCGTAGAGGGTTTTACGGTGCACCCTGCGTTTATCAAGGACGGCCAGGAGGTTGATTTTAGATATGTGGGTGCTTATGAGGCAAGTCTATATGATGCCACAGCTGGTGCCATGGTAGCCAGTGCCGACATTGTGACGAGCCTGTATGCCGCTGGAGATATACTCTGCTCAATATCGGGTCAGTTCCCAAAGGTGAATGAAACACGTGCCGAGTTTAGAGGTGCGGCATCGCAACGTGGGGCCGGGTGGAGAGAGATGGACTTTGATTTGATGAGTGCTGCCCAGTTGCTCTATCTGACGGAATATGCAGATTTTGATTCACAGACCACGATAGGCGAAGGCAGAACAGCACTCTCAGGCGGATCATGGGTCGCTGATAGCTATATCGGGCAGGCTGGGAAATCAAATTCGGACGGCAATGGATCAGCATCGGTGGGTGGCAATAGCAACACCGCTTATATGACCTATCGAGGGATCGAAAATTTCTTTGGGAATGTCTGGACCTTTATAGATGGGGTTAACATCTACAATAATGAGGCCGGGGCTTATAGTCGCTTGTTCGCATGTAACAACGAAGCCAATTTTGCAGACGATACTCAAACAAATTATGAAGAGGTCGGAGATCTGGCTCTCCTGGATGAATACCAGTCCACCTTGTCCCAGGTAATGCGAGGCTTTTTGCCTCTCACAGTCGGTGCAACCAGCTCTACAAAAATCACCGATTATTTCTATACCTACTACGACAATCTCGGTAGTGGTTGGGTCGAGGATTACCGGGTGCTCCGGTTGGGCGGTTCTGCGAGTGTCGGTTCGCCGGCGGGCGTTTTCTGCGTGTATGCGAGTAGCGCCTCTGCGTATGGCGATGTGGCCGTCGGCGGTCGGCTGTGCTTTTGAAAAATTTTTACGGGTTTTTGTGGGAGCAGGTGCTCCTGTTGGGCAGTAATGCGAATAACGGTTCGACAGCAGGCGTTTTCTACGTGAATGCGAATAACGCCTCTTCGAATGACAATGTGAACATCGGCGGTCAGCTATGCTTGAAGTCGTAACCACAAAGACCTTGCCTCTTGGCAAAACACAAAGCGATTCCCATATGGTGTCAGTAGGTCATTTTGATTCGAAAGCTCCGGGACATCCAAGCACATGAAGCGTCTTGGATATTTATATGAAGAAGTTTGTTCGATGGAAAATCTCATTGAAGCCCATAAGAGGGCGAGTAAAGGAAAGGGTCATTACCGGGAAGTGAAGATGATTAATGCAGCACCAGAGAAGTTTCTACACCTACTCAGAGAAATGCTGCTTAATCAGACATTCAAAAACTCGACATACACAAGAATGATCCGCAATGAATATGGGAAAGAGCGTGAGATATTGAAGCTCCCCTATTTCCCAGACAGAATTATCCATCATGCGATCATGAATGTGATGGAGCCGATATGGATTTCTCATTTCATCAATGATACCTGGGCGTCCATCAAAGGGCGTGGAGTGCATAAGGGAGTGAGACGTATCAAGTCGGCCATGGGTGATCAGGCAGGGACACGATTTTGCTTAAAGATGGATGTCAGAAAATTTTACCCATCGGTTGACAATACGATCATGAAGGACATTATTCGCCAAAGGGTCAAGGACGTTCGCTTACTCTGGTTGATCGACGAAATCATTGATTCATCAATCGGGCTTCCAATAGGCAATTATCTATCACAGTTTTTGGCGAATCTATATCTCTCTGATATGGATCACTGGATTAAGGAACACCTTGGTGTCAAATATTACTTCCGCTATTGTGATGACATGGTGCTGCTTTCAAAGGGCAAGCGTGAGCTGCATAAATATCGCAGATTGATAGATCAGTATCTATCAGAACGCCTCAACCTTCAACTCAAAGGGGATTGGCAAGTATTTCCTGTTGATGCCCGGGGTATTGATTTTCTCGGATATAGGTTTTTCCACGGATACACACTCGTTCGAAAATCCATTGTAGCCAGATTTAAGCAGAAACATAAGAGCCATAAGGTTGCTTCAATTCCGGCTTACTGGGGGTGGTTTAAGTGGGCAGACACAAACAATCTAATAAAAAGATATGGGGTTAATTATGGGTAAGGGAACAAGCATACAGCGGCCAGATCTAACCGTTTTTCGTAATCGGCGTCTGCAAGTGAGGTTCAATATCACGGATGCGACGATGGACGATGGCATTGGCGGGACCATGGCACAATTCAAATACGATTATATTGAGGTCTCAACTCCTGTAGATAGAAAAAAGATCATTGTGGCTTTAATTAGATCTATTTTTGATGTCGATGATGAGTTTGCGCTCATGCATCTCGACCCGCAGGATCCCGCCTACATCGAATATCGGGCTCATGTTGACAAATGCAAATCGATTGCTGACGAGGTGCTGAGTGTATTGTGAAAAAGTTCTCAGAGTTCTCCACGGAGGATCAACCATTAGACGGCAGGAAAAGTCGTATGGACGATATACTGAATCAGAAAATAATTGTCACAGGCTTCAGTATAAAAACGAGCAAATACAGTAAGAATGTAACCGGAAAGTATCTGACATTGCAATTTGAGATGAACAACGAGACCCAAATAATTTTTACAGGATCGGATGTATTAATCGGTCAAATGGAGCGATATGGCGAGGAAATCCCATTTGCGGCAGTCATTAAAAAAATCAATCGGTATTATACCCTAACGTAAAATGACTATGCAAACCAAAGCTAAAGGAAGAATCTAATGATCTTTCCAGGATACAAACCAGAGTTTGAATTTAACAACGATCTGGACCATATTAACTTTTCAGGTCACAACAAGATCCATTTCTGGGGAGCAGCAGCTATGGCCTATGTAAGCTCATTCTGGACCGTACCAGCCTTTGGATTGCTTGTTGGACTAACTGCATCATTCGCTATTGCATACGGCTTCTGGATAGCATGGGAGCTCGGTGACGGTTGGAAGCCTTCATGGGATGATCCGCGCTACAAACATTATAACACTGACTCAGGATTGCGGGCGTGGATCATAGCCAATGGGTTGCTGTCAGATAAATTTTCATTGCAAGATGCGCTGATCCACGACTTGGGCGGGTCCATACTGGGCATTGCCGTTGCGTTTATTACGCAAGGCATATTGATACTAAGGTAAAGGTAAGGGGCAAAAAATGAAACTGATTGAATTTAAGATAATTGATATTGCAAATGCGGTAGAGGGTCAATTAGAGAGTATCGATTTTCGCAAAATTATAAAAACATGGCTTCGTCAGGATGAGCTTGGATGGGGCAAAACCCATCCCCTGAGTACACCAGATGATTTCAGGCTGGCAATCAAGATAGATGAATGCCTGGAAGATAAAGCCAGTTCTCAGATTGTGGATGATGAAGTTGCAAATTACCTGAGCGATGTGGCTGCTTTTACGAGAAATTCTACTTCAATACCATTGGGACATAAAAAGGCAATGTTTGAATTCAAAGAGTATTGGGGAAAGGTCAAAAGCGAGAAATCGCAGTCATATAAAAAGCTGGGATCACAACTGAAAAAGATATTAGCAGGATAATGGTAAAAATGATTAAATCGGGGATAATGTGACAAATATCAGATTAGATCATGAGATCCAAAAGCTGATAGATGATATGAGCACAAAGGTCTATTACCGGAAGGGTAGGCTTTGTTCATGTGTACAAGCAGAGCATGGAGCTCCAGATCCCCAGCATGATTGCATCGATGGATTCAGATATGATGCTCCGATCGAATATGAAGTGCTCAGGACATCTGTAGATATGCGAAGGCAATCTGAGAAAGCCCAGCGGATCCTGCAGGGCGGATCCACAATTACGATCCCCCGGAAGCGGCTTAATCACCATGCAGTAATTACCGGGAATGTAGATCTCTCTGGTGGGATAGATCTCACTTCAGTATTTAACATTAAAATTATTGTGGACAGCGGATCTGAAACTACGATCAATGCAGCTTTAAAGGCTGCAGATAAGTCTGATGTATCACTCCCTGAGATTGTTCATTCAATCAATAGCGCAGGATTGGGGAATATAGCCTATGAGAGCGGATCCACGGGCGATCCTAATGAAAGTGGATACCTAACCCTCAGATCCCTCAAAGCGGGCTCAGATTCCAATTTAACGCTATTGATTCCCTCTTCCGGGGATGCAGTGAGTGCTCTTCTGGGAGTGGATCCAAATTTTTATCCCCATCGATACATCCCCAGCACTACAGTTATGCAGTATATCCTACTCTATGATGAGATCTCAATGGGTGATATCTTCACTTTAAACCTGAGAACTCGCAGGGATTCTGTAATGATGAAAAGGGGATTTCAGGATAGCATTAAGGCTTTCGATATTAAGCGGATCCTAAGTGTCTCCGCTGATGATCAGATCTATCATGAGAATATTGATTTCACGTTCGCTGGAGATGCCATTACGTGGTTAGCTGGGAAGGGCATGAGTAATGGGGTAGCATACGCTACTGAAATGCTTGTGAACCCAAATTACATTGTTTATGAAGAGCAGGCTTCAGATCGTGGATCTGATATTGAGCTTGTAGCAAAAAAAATAGTTTTAAAACTCCGGAACTATACTGAATCAGGAAGAGCGATGGATCTACCGATCGATCGTAAATCAGCCTTCAGTAATGCATTTAGTTCAGGGTTTCAATTATAAGGATATGATCCATGAGTGATACTATCAGAACCAGAGCCCAGATCCTTGCACTACTGGCTGACAATGAAAATGGGGATATCTCTCCACAGGATCTGAGGGATGCCATCATATCCATGTTCGGAGTTTATGGAGCAATCTATTCAAAGGATAACGCTGTTACTCAGGTGCTGGCTGCAGCAACCGCTGCAAAGTTACTGAATTTTACAAAGAATGGGCTGGGTGTAGGATCTACCCCAGACTATCAAAATGGGCAGATCACTCTGGACAATGGTGGTGCTTATATAGTTCTCTCCCAGATCTCCGCAAAATCATCCGCTGCAGATGCTACCATTAAGGGGCATTTAAGGCTGGATGCTGTAGAGGCAGATGGCGGATTTCATCATACCCTTACCACTGCAGACAAATTAGACTCCGGAATGTGTGTAGATCTGATTTCTGCTAATGCAGCACAGGTATTAAGCCTTTATGTAGAGAGCGATAAGACCACTACACTGACAGCAGAGCAAGTCCAAATAATTGCACTCAGGATAGGATAGAGCCGAATGAGCCCAAAGAATTCATCCCGTGCCCCGTCCGATCCCCCCAGCAGTATTGCTGGTGGGGATACGGATGAAACAGAAAAGGACGATACAAAAATGCCTCATGCAAAAGGATCGATTCTTATAGTTGACGATGATAGATCCCAGAGGGCTTATCTCCGTGGATTGATTGAGTATAGCTTCCCAGAGGTATATGTGGGTGAGGCTGGCAACTTTGAATCAGCAATGAAGATGGCTGGTGAACATGATTTTGATTTATTTGTTATGGATGTGCTGTTAGATGGGAATACAGATGGAGTTCAGGCTGCAAAGGCACTGAATGCACTGAATGGGTATCATGTAACTCCAGTGATATTTATTACTGCAGCAGACGGGATGAGGGCGAAACTGAAGAGTGAATTTGATAATTTCGTATGTTACGATAAACCACTTAAACCCCATGTATTTAATCGCCGTGTAGGACGATGCTTGGAGCTAATGGAAAGCCTTAATCAGATAAGGCAAAATGTGATAAGTCTGAATATTCTTGAAACTGATATGATAGCTCAAAATGAAATGCTTGGGGGAATACATGCCATCCGAACGTGATATCCAGAATGAGATCCTTAGATTACAGAAGCTGCAGGGCGATAAAGTGACAAACATTTGCAATATGGTTTCTGGAGATCCTTTTAGTCCGAACGATACCGGGATGAAGGGGATCCTGATGGGGATAGTAAAAGATATGAAGGAATTTGATATTAGTGATTTTAAAGCAAATGTAAAATTCCGTGAAAAAAAAGAATCTGAAACATCCCGGTTAGTGGTGGGAGTGACTATATTAATTGTGAATTTAATGGTATCTGGATTTATTGGATTAATGTTTACAATGGCAGCAAAAGCTGCTGGGACTGAATAAAAGTGAAAGGGTAAAATTTATGAGAAGTATGAGATTAATTCTGATCGTATTCATGGCTGTTTTTATTATGGCGGGCACTCTACTCGCTGTGCCTGAAGCTGCTTCTGCAGATCTTATTGCAGTCGTGGCAGATGCAGCAGTAAATGAAGCGGGATTGTTCGATAAGATCTGGATCTTCATTCAAGAAATCTGGAAGACTGCTGTAGGAACTATCATGGTTCTGATCGCAGGGTTTTATATACCGGGTGTTCGGACTCTTCTAATATTGGGTATTAAAGTGCTGTTTAGTGAGAAGATTGGAAAACTTATCTTTTTCGCCATTGCTCAAAAGCTGGTAGATGGAACTACTACAACGGTGGATAATAAGTGGCTGGAAGAGCTTAGGAAACAAGCTGGATAGCTATGCCTTCACCTAATGCACTCACTAATCTTATAGCGAATGCCCATCCATTGGGTAGCGAAGTGGAATTAGTCTGGACTCTTCCCGCTACGCTTCCTGATGGATGGAATCTGGTGCTATTCCGGAAACCCGGATCTGAGATCACCCAGAACGATATTGATAACCATTTTTTGGGAGCTATCAATGATGATCTGATCGTATCCATGTTCTCCGGAACTGACTACCCAGATCTCACAGGGATCTCTGATTATGCGGTAGATAATAGAACCTTGTATTATTACCGGGCTGTTCTACAGGATACTGCAGACGATGCAGTCTCCGTTCCTACTACAGCCGGGGTGAGTGTAACACCACTGAAAACGGTGGTAACTCAGATCATCGATGCTAAGGCACTGATTCTGGAAAATGTAGAGAGAGTGATGAAATCTTATGGCATGGAGCGGGAGAAACATTATCAGCTTGCCCGTGAATATGGGATGCCTGAAATGAGAGCTCCGATCCTCTATGTTACCCGTGTAGGCGGGCATGTATTGAATCAGTTTATAGGGTACTTCAGGGAAGTGAAAGCTAACATGAAGGATGCCTATGGTGAGATCGAAATGGATAACATTCAGGTAGTCTGGGAAGATCCGAATGCTATTCGCCGGGACAACATCACCAACATCTTCAGAGAGAACAAAGAATTTTTCCGCCAATATCTCATGCACCCAGACGGGGGCGGTATGACAAATGTAGAGATAATGATTGAAGGTGACGTGATAAATGAAGCGGTAAGGGACAGGGTTCAAATAGGTGGCATGATGATCATATCATGCGTAATTGAATCTGAAATCACCATGAACTCTACTCTGGCATCTTGGCTGGACGGTGAGGGACTGGGCACGGAATAGGGACGTAAATAAAATGGCAAAACAAAGTACAACTAAACAGGAAGTAGTCTCTAAAAGGCTCATTTCGCTATCTGAATTCAGAAACGATAACCCCGGAGCTATGAGCCCAGTGCTTGAAGCTGGTTTCCGGATGTGGATGAAGGTGGATAAGAAAGAATCTTTGAGAACCAGAACAAATGCCGAATGGCAAAAACTACTTTCAGAATATCTTAAGTCATAAGGTAAAGGAGCCAAAATGAGCCAGCAGAAGTTTGACAATCAAATTTTAGTCGAACCACAGGCTAAATCGAAGTTCACGGTAGGCGTAACCCCCCGGGCAAATCCACTTGCTACCGGACGGGTTATCCTGATCGGTTCAAGTGAAGGTGGTACACCAGATGAAATAAACTGGTTCACGAACAAAGGGCAGGCAGAAGCAGTGCTCCGTTCGGGTGACAGCTTACGTGCTATGGGATATTTATTCAACCCATCCCAGTTTCACGCTGGAGCCCCCTATGTGGGATATATCAGGGCACAAGCTGCCACGATCGCAACCCACAATGCAACCAGTGGAACTGTAGATTCTAAGGATTATGGAACCTATGTGAATGGCATTTCGGTGAAGATCGAAGCTGCTACACTCGCAGCGGGATCCAAAATCACTGTAGTATTTCAGGATAAAACAGAAACCTTCGATTATCTGGATCTGGCATTGTCAATTCAGTATGAGGGAGCTTTGGATTCTGGGTTACTGGAAATCACTGCTGGAAATCATATCATAGGATCTGCTGGAACTGCAGCATCTGAGTTAGTGGAATTTGATTTCGATTTTGCACTCTCCAGCTATAACACTGTGAGCAAGGTAGCAGCAGCTATCGAAGCTCTGGCAGACTGGACTTGCTCGATGTATGAAAACACCTATGCTGGTGTTGGAACGCTGAATAGCACGATCCTCAATACTTTAGCTGAAGGCGATGTGAAATCCGCTGCTTTGGTATTACAGGGATATCCATATATCTCTGAGTATGTCCTGAACAATTATAGTGCCTTTGTAGATCTTACTGTAGTAACAGATGGAGCCAAGCTCGCAAATACCACGGGTTATGAGT